CACCTGCCGGGTCAGCGCGGCCACCTGCTGCAGAGCCTGCGCGGTGGTGACGGTGCCGGCCACCACCGCGGACAGGTACGCGGCGTCCGCGGTGATCGCCGCGCGGGCGCGGGCCTGGAGGTCGGCGAGGGTCGCGCGGCGCGCGTCGTCGGCCAGCTGCTCGTCGGCGCTGGCGTTCTCCGCCGCGGTGAACGGGCGCTCTTCCACCAGGACCCCGTTCTCCCAGCGGCGGTAGGTCCGGGACGGCACGTCCCACTGCTCGGTCATCTGTGCGTCCTGTACCTGGCTCGTGTACGGCGGCGCCGTCGGCTGCGGCGGCTCCGTGGTCACGACGTGTGGGTGGTCACGATGACGACGCCGGCGGCACCCGCACCCCCCGTCCGCGCCACCTGGGAGGGCGCGTTGACCGCGCCGCCACCGCCACCCCCGTACGGTTTCCCGGGCCGACCGTCCGATGAGGTGGCCTGCCCGCGGCCCGCACCGCCACCGCCGAGGACGCTGGATCCACCAGCTCCGGAGAATGCTCCGTTGCTGCCGAGGCGGGCGGCCATGCCGCCGCCGGTACCCGGGACCTGGACCTGCCCTGTCATCGTCGGCGTCGCATTGTCGACGCCGGTCGGCGCGCCAGCCGATGAGCCGGCCGCATTCGTCACGCCGCCGATGCCGCCACCGGCCGACACCAGCGCGCCAAAGCTGGACGTGCTGCCGTCGCCCCCGTTGCCGCCGGACACACCCGTGCCGCCCGCCCCCACCGTCACGCTCTCCGTGTCGCCCACATCAGCCGCGGTCAAGGCCGACTCCGCGTAGGCGCCGCCCTGCCCGCCCGTGCCGCAGCTGGTCTCCCCCGTGCTGGTCGCCGGCGCCCCGCCACCCGCGCCGCCACCGCCCTGCACGCGGATCTGTACCCACAGGGCGCCAGCCGGTTTGGTCCAGGTCCCGCTGGAGGTGAACACCTGCACGTCCACGTCGCCGGGCAGCCGCCCGTCCGTGTCCTCCGCGAGGACCTGCAGGTGCTCCCACATCCGGGTGTGATCCGAGTTCTCCGGGTAGGTCAGGCCCTTTCCCGTCTGCTGGCTCACGAGCTTCGCCTCCAATACAGGGTCAGGGTCCAAGCGGCGCTCCAGGCGTCGCGGCCCGCCAGGCGGATGTAAGGGGAGTCGGAGGCGCCCACGATGCCGATGCCGCCGCGGTCGCCGTCCACGAGGTGCTGGCCCCAGGAATCCGGCAGCGTGAACGTCGTCTCGCCGCCCACGGTCAAGCTCGGCCCGGTCAGCGACTCGTGCAGCGTCGGGCTTCCGGACGGCCGCGTCTTCTCCGTCACCAGCCGCAGCGTTGGCGCCCTGCCCGCGTAGTCGCCGCTGCTGAGCCTCCGGAGCCGCAGCGTGGCCTTTGTGACGGTCGCCCCGGAGAGACTGGACGGCTTCGACCCGTAGAACGCGAAACCGCTGTTGCGTCCGAACGAGCTGCCCGCGTACCTGCCCTGGTAGGTGTCCGCGCTGGTGGAGGACCCGATGTCCGTACGCCAGCTGCCGTCTCGGTAGGTACTCGTAGCCACCGGGTGGCACACCAGGCTGCCTGTCGTCACCACGGGTTTCGGCGGGGGCGCATCGTCCCCCGTATCAGCTGGGGGCGCGTCCTCCGGGTCAGGAGGCGCCGGAGGAATCGTTGGTGCCGCCGTCGCCACCGCCGCCACCCAATAGGTCGCGCCCACCCGGTGGATCAGCACCGTGTCCCCGGCCGCCACCACCAGTCCGGCCACCACCCGGGCGGTGACCGAGATGCCGCTCACCGCGGCCAGGCACGCCCCGTCAGCGGCGGCCGTGGTAGCGCGCCCCAGCAGGGCCCCGGTGCCAGCCAGCGACACCCGCGACAGACCTAGATCACCCATCGAGCACCCTCAGCGTCATGGTCATCTCCTCCGGCGTGTACGGCAGCTCCAGGCGCTCGATCGCGCACCGCGCCGCGGCGAGGCCGGCGCCGGTGACCGCGCCGATGTCGCCGCCGACCAGGCCCGGGTGCGGCACCATCGACACGTCCAAGGCGCGGTACGCCTGCCGCCGCAACTGGAGCAACTTCGTCGCCGCAGCAGTCCTGCACTGGGCGACCGTCGTCATCAGCGGCGTCTCGAACCGGTACGGCACCAGCAGCGGCGAGAAGTCGCCACTGACCCGATACGGGCTCCGGCCGTCGACGTCGTACGCCACACCCTGGATCTGCGTGCCGTCCGCCGTCTCGCCCTGCGCGACGACCGCGTTGTACGCCCCCTGGCGGGTGCTGGAGCCCCGCCACTCCACCACGGTCCCGTCGCCGTCATCCGTGATGTCCACGACCGGGTCGCCCTCGTCGGTGAGCGGGGAGACGAGCAGGTACCCGTCCTCCGTCACGGACGCGGTCGCCGGCCATGCGCTCAGCACCTCGCTCAGGGCACCGAGCCGGTCGGAGTCCCACTGCATCCCCAGCGGCACCGGCCGGTCCGTCAGCCCGTCGAAGATCACCGTCAGGGCCGGTTCGACCAGGGCCCGCACGGTGCTCGCCATGGTCCCGGACGGCTGGAACGGGGCCACGAAACCGGCCTCGGCGATGAGCGTCAGCAGCCCGTCCGCCTGGACGGTGACCGTGTCCCCCTCCGTCTGCGAGTCCGTGACCAGGAACCACCCACGACTGACCCACTCGGTGTGGGAGCGCAGGTCAATCCCGTAGTCGACCCGGATCCGCTGACCGACCGCGGCCAGCGGGTGATCGGGCGAGCGCGGGTCCCAGTCGGCCCCCCGGTCGCGGCGAGGAACCGTCAGGGTCACCGTCTCCGGCACGGCCTGCGACCGGTCCCAGACCTCGCGCCCACCGGACACGGGGATGTCCTCGGCAAGCAGCTGATCGCCAAGCCAGGACTCGGCGCGCACGCTCATCGTGAAGCCGCGGGAGAGGACGGCCAGCGCCTCATCGGACATGTCGAGCACGTCAGCTCCCGAAGTCGTACAAGGCGATGTCCAGGAGAGTGCCCGGAGTGAACGCATCGGCCAGGTCCTGAAGCGTCGTGGGGAACGCGTCCGCGAGGTCCTGGAGAGTGAAGCCGGACGCCTCCAGGATGTCAGGCCAGGCCTCGGTCTCAGCGGTCGTCAGGTCCCACTCCCGGTACGGGCTGAACCACAGGGGCCGCTCGTCATCGGAGATGAGCGCCAGGTAGCCGTCTACGCCGGGGTGGGTGGTGCTGTGCCGCACCAGGATGATCCCCTCCGTGGCGCCCGCGAGGACGTCCTGGAGGGCGTCGCCGTCCTCTGCCGTCTCCGTGGACACGGTGATCGTGCCCTGCGCCCCGGACCGCTTCCGCCCGACCACGACCAGGCGCCCGTTGACGTTGAAGACCGTCGCGTTCCTGCTGCGGCTCTTCGTCGGCCACGACTTGATCGTGACAGGGGCGCCCACCCCGCGGACCGCGTCGGAGATGACGTCCGTGCTCGAGGTCGTGGTGAACGGCCCGGTGGTGATGCTCCACGTGGCGCCGGCGACGTCGGTCAGCGAAGCCACGTACTGGTAGGCCACCCCGAAGGGCTGCTCCGAATCGACCCTGAGCAGCGCGTCCTGGCCGGTGACATCGACGTCGGTGGCCGCCCGTACGGCGGTCAGCGCGGTGCCGACCTGCCGCGACAAGGTCACGGACACGATGTCGTCGGCGGCCAGCCCCGTAGCGGACACCAGCATCCGCGGCGGGACCGCCGCCTGCTCGGTGACGTCCAGGGCAGCACTGGCCTCGCGGATTCGCAGGGCCCCGGCGACTCCGGTGGCCGCGGTGGCGAGGGTGGCCGTGGCCGTCGGGGCCTGCGACCCCGAGCCGGTGCTCACCGCGCAGCTGGCGACGGCGAGCCGGAAGGTGCCGCCTGTCGCTACCGCGTCATCGGAGCGCTCGGTCGTGGCGCCGTACGTGATGCCCGTCGCCGCCACGGCCTCCGCAGTCACGGACGCCCCGGAGGCGCTGAGCGCGTACCCGAGCAGCACGACGTCCCCCGGCGCCCACGTCAGGGCGGAGGCGCCCGCAGCGGAGAACCCGGTTCCGGACGTGGCGTCCGTCCCGGCGGAGGCGGCCCACCGCCACCCCGTCCCCGCGGACCGGGCCAGGACATGGACGCGGCCGGCGAGCGCTGAGCCCGAATCCCCGGACGGGATCGAGGTCGTCGGCGCGTCGTCGCCCCCTACGGCCACCCGCACGAACCAGGTCAGCCGTCGGGTGCCCGACGTGGAGTCGACCAACCCCCACCCCGAGGGGGTGGACGGCACCGAGTCGTCCGTGTGCGTGGACGCCACGACAAGGACGAGCAGCTGCCCGGCCGTGGGCGTCGCCGGGTAGGCGGGGGTGATGCTGTCCGCGCCGGTGGCGAGCGCCCCCGCAGCGCTGTAGCTGATGGTCACCGCATCGCCGCCTTCCCGACCCGCGCCGACCGGGCCTGCCGCTGCTCGGAGGCGCTGATCATCGGCCGCACCGTCCCGGTGATGACGCCCATCAGCTCCCCGCTGTCGAGGACCAACTGGCCGGTGAACACCCCACCGCCCATGGCCGCGGGGGCGGCCGGCATGGGGCTGGCGTACCGGGCCGCGCTCATCGGCGCCCCACCACTGCGGCCCCACCGGTTGATCGCGGCCACCGCCTGCGCCGGGCCGGTGGCCATGCTCGCCGCCAGGGCGCGCACCGCCTCCGGCACCAGCACGCCCTCACCCCGGCTGGCGAGGATCAGCTCGGTGTCCTGCCTGGGGGCGTACCCGGGGATGTAGAGGCCGTTGGCGGCGTGCCCCACGATGCCGCCGTCCGCCATCCGCCCGCCCTTGACGGCCACGCCGTTCCCGGAGGCCAGGCCGCTGTAGGCGACCTGCATGTGGATGGTGTGCTCCTTCCGGGCCATCGCGTTGACCTTCGCCTCCAGGGCGTCCAGGGCCTTGGTCGCGCCGTGGGTCGGCGCGGTGATCTTCACCTTGCCGTCCTTCATGTGCGTGACCTTGTAGCCCAGCGCGAGCAGGTTCTTCTCCGCCTCGGCGGTCAGGGCCTTGACGGTGATGCTCTTGCCCTTGGTCCGCGCGAGCTTGTCGTGGATGCGGTCCAGCACGGCGGACGCGCTGTCGACCACCTTGACCTCGGTGGCCTTCTGACCCGGCACCTGCGCGTATGCCTTCAGGAGCTTGTCGACGGCCTGCTTGGAGAACCCCATCTGAAGCATCTGCTTTTTCAGCTGGGCGATATCCTCGCCGAGCACCTTGTTACCGGCAGCCTGGTCGTTCGTCTGCTGCACGACCGCTTCCGCATTCCGCATCGCCGCATCCGCAGCATCCAGAAACGCCGACTTGAGCTTGCGGCCCTTATCCGTGGTGATATCCATCGAGTGCCCGTTGTCCTTCACGGCCTGCTTGAGATCCGCGAGAGACTGACGAAAAGCAATCTGCGACTGCGCCACATTGATGGCGATGCCGTTCAGGTCGTCCAGGGCGTCCTTCAGCTTCTCCGCCTCGGTGCGGTCGTCCTGGAGGGCATCGGCCGACTCCTGAGCTGCCTTGGCCATGTCCTCCTGGGAGCTGGCCGTGAGCTTCTGCTGCGTGTCGGCATCGGACAGGGCATCGGTGTACTTCGGCAGCAGAGACTTCAATTTCTCCGTGCCGGTACCGTTCTCGTTGGCCGCCTTCGACAGCTTGTCGAACGACTCCTGAGCCAACTCCACATTCCCGCTGGTGACCATATCCGAAAGGGCCTGATCGACCGCGTTGAGATCCTTCTCGGCGTCCTTGAGGGACTTGGTCTTCTGGCCAATGAGCGGAATCTTCGAATACGAGTCGACCACTTTCGTCATGGTGCCCGGGTGCGCGAGGCGCTTTACGGCATCCCCGAAATCATCGAGGTCACTGCCCAGCGTGCTAGCTGCCTCTCCGGTCACCTTGCCGGTGTTCGCCAGGTCAATCAGCCCGCTCTCCAGAACGGACACCTTCGGGGCCGCGGAGTCCAAGAAGGAGGTGAGCTTCTTGACGCCCGCGCTGATGCCGGCCAGCACGCCGATGACGAGGCCGAGCCGGGTCAGGGTCCCCAGTAGCGCCGTCGTCCGCGCCCCCGTCACACCGAGCGCGATCAACTCCCGGCGGGTGGTCATGATCCGGGGCAGCAGCAGGAGCAGGCCCGCCCCGATCAGGCCGACTACGCCGAGGACACCGGCCAGGGCCGTCGTGGTCTTCTGCGCCTCCGGGCTGAGGTTGGAGTACCAGCGGACCACGTCCGTCAGGCGCTTGGCCATGGTGCGCAGCACCTCGTTGGCCGCGCTGCCGGACTGGATCAGCGCCGTCTCCAGCGCCGACTTGAGGCGCTTGAGGTCGCCGGCCAGGTTGTCGGACTGGGTGGCCGCGTACTTGCTGGCGTAGCCCTGGTCGTTGGCCGCCTTCGTCCACTCCCGGATGCCGGCGGCCCCGGCCTGCGTGATGATCGTCGCCGCACGAATCGCGTCGCTGCCGAAGATCACGCTCATGGCGGTGTTGCGGGCCTCCGGCGACAGGCTGCCGAAGGCCTTCTGCATCCGCTGAGCGGTCTCCGACAGCCCGACGAAGTTCCCGGCCGCGTCGTACGCGGAGAAGCCGAGCTCGTCCATCATGCCGCGCGCCTGGTCGGACTGCGGGGTGAGCCGCATCAACATCGTCTTCAGCGACGTGCCCGCGTCGGACCCGACGAGCCCGTTCTGCGCGAAGAGCGCCAGCGCGCCGGCGGTCTGCTCCAGGCTGAGCCCCGTCTGGTGCGCGAGCAGCGACGACTGAGCGAAGGCCAGGCTCATCTGGTGGACGTCCGTCGCGGACTTGCCCGCGGCGGCCGCGATGACGTCGGCGATGTGCGCCATGTCCTTGCCCTGCAGGCCGAAGCTATTCATAGCCTTCGCGGCGACGATCGCGGAGTCGGCCACGTCCATGTCACCGGCCGCCGCCAGGGCGAGCGTGCCCTTCAGGGCGCCCCCGAGGATGTCCGCCGTGGACACGCCAGCCTTGGCCAGCTCGGTGATAGCGTCCGCAGACTCGGTCGCACTGTACTGGGTGCTGCTGCCCGCCTGGATCGCAGCCGCCCGGAGCTTGCCCAGCTCCGGTGTCGTCGCCTGCGTCGCCGCCTTCACCCGCGACATGGACGACTCGAACTTGGAGCTGGCGTACACCGCGGCGCCGAACGCCCCGACCAGCAGCAGGCTCGCGGTACGGGTTCCCCGCAGGGTCCTCTCCGCCTGCCCCGCCGCCGTCCCCACACGGGCGCCCATCGCCGCCGCAGCCGTACCCGCCCGCCGCAGCGCGGACGTCGACCCCGCCGCCGACCGGGCCGCCGCCACCGTCGCAGCCTCAGCCGCCGCAGCCGACGCCCTGCTCGCGCCGGCCGACGCCAGGTACGCCGACGTCGACGCCCGCGTCACCGCCGCTGTGGAGGCCGTGGCCGCCCGCTGCGACGCCGTGACTGCCGCACCCACGGCCAGACGCGTCGCCAGGGACAGGCTCGCCGTACCCGACGCTGCCGCCGCGGTGGCAGCGGACATGCCCGTGGACGCCGCCGTCACCGACGCCACAGCCGCCGTCGCCGACGCACGCACCGAGCCCATAGCCGTGGTGCCCGCCGCGCCCGCCGCCCGGAAGGCAGGCGGGATCTCCCCGGCCGCGACCGCGACCCGCTGCGTGCTCGCCGCCGCTGTCGAGGCGGCCCGGGTCGTCGCCGTCGCGCTGGTGGTGGTCGCCGACGCAGCCTGAGCAGCTGCACGGGCCACCGCCGCAGACATCGCCGTGGATCCCCGCGTCGCGGTCGTCGCCGCCATGGTCGTCTGCGTGGCCAACCCGCGCACCGAGGCGGTGCTCGCTGTAGCGGACGCCTCGATGCCACCCAGCGCCGTACTGGCCGCAGCACCGGCAGCACTGAAGGTCGCGGGGATCTGACCTGCCGCCGCGGCCACGCTCTGTGCGCCAGCAACCGCCGTAGCAGCGGCACGGGCCGTGGACGTCGACGCCGCGGTGGACGCCGCCGCCGACTGGGTTGCCGCCCGCGCGACCGCCTCGGACATCGCAGTCGACGTCGCCGCGACCGATGCCGCCGCCGCATCGATCCGCCCCAGGGCCGTGGCCGACGTCGCCCCGGCCGCCTGGAACGTCGCCGGGATCTCGGCCGCAGCCGCAGCCACGGCCGTCGTGCTGGTGGCTGCTGCCACGGCGGCCGTGGCCGTGGACGTCAGGGCCGTCTCGGACCGTGCGGCGGCCTGTGTCATCGCCGTCTGCACCGTCACGGCGGTGCGCTCCGCCGTACGCCCCGCCTGCGCGAACGTGGCCGCGTACTGTGTGCCGGTCGCCGTGAGGACGACGTTGACGGTGCGGTTCGCCACAGCACACCCCCTGTCGTCCTACTGCGCGGGCGGGATGATGTGCACCTTCAGGCCGGCTGTCCGACCGCCGGCCTTCTCGTGGGCGCTGACCGCGGCGGCGGCTGCCGCGCAGGCGTGGCACCGGGCGATCGTCGCCCGGTACGACTCGCTGTTCTCGCGGGCGCTGGCCTGATCCCAGGGCTGATGGCAGTCCGGGCACTCCTCGGCCTCCACTGCAGCCAGGGCGAGCGCCCAATCACGGTCCTCATCGAGCCACAGCGGCTCGCCCTCGGCCACGACACGGCCCATGAACACCGACCGGGGCACGCCCCAGGCCCGCGCGACCTCTACTTCTCGTCGGTGCGGGAGGCGAGGATCGCGGAGGCGGCGACGGAAAAAGGGACCGCGGTCGGCTCCGAGTTGACCTCGAAAGCGGCGTCGATGATGGCCTTCACCTGGCCCTGGTTCAACCTCTCGAACAGCTCCAGGGCCTGCTCCGGGGTCATGGCCGGGTCGACGGCACACGCGGCCACCAGCGCCGGGCTGAACGTCTCGGGGTCGAAGGCCTGGTCGTCCTTCGGCGACGGGTGCGCGGCGACCAGGTCCGACCACGCCCGGTACCCCAGCGCCCGCAGGGTGATCACGACCTCGCTCGCGGCCATCTTCTTCCGCACGGCCTCGATGCGCTTCGCGATGGCCTGGGACGGCCCCGGCGTGGCGGCCGCCAACGACGGCGCGCCCCACGCCTCCTGGGTGGCCGCCGCGAGCTCGGCCTCCAGACGCTCGGCCTCGGCCGCCAGGTCGCCCGCCAGGCACACCGTGACCGTGGTCTCGCGCGCCTTCGCCCGCTTGAGGATGTCGGTGATGTCGGCCATCAGGCGGCCACCACCGCGGACGTGTTCGCGTCCGCCGTCATCTTCATCGGGCTCGTGAACTTCGCGACCTCGTTCGGCGCCGGCGGGATGCTGTTCCGCTCGCCGCACTCGACCGGGTACACCTCCACCTCCTGGTCCTCCGCGAAGTCCGTGTCCCACGGCAGGATGCGGCGGATCACCAGGAACCCGGTGGTCTGGTAGGTGAGGGTCGTCCACGGCTCGTCGTCCGTCGCGTTGTCCCCGCGCTTGAAGGTGATCTCCGGGGCGAAGCCGCGGCGCCCCGCCTTCTTCGTGTCGAACGTCGACGCGAGCGAGCTGTTGTCGACGTCCGCGGTCGTCGCCGGAACGTTCAGGCCGTCCGGAGTGACCCTCTCCGTCCAGTCCTTCGCCGCGGTCAGCTCCGCCACGGTCGGCGCGGAGACGTCGGCGATAGTGGTCGCGAATGCCACCTTCGTCTTACCGTCGTTGATCACATCGGACACGGTGTACTCCTTCGGGGCATGAAAAAAGCCCCAGGCGGGGCGGGGTCGGGGTGGGGCAGTCAGGCGCGGAAAGCGCCCACGGTCAGGTCGGTCGCGTCGGAGTACGTGATCGCGGCCAGACCGGAGTCAGCCGGGTCCGCGTACAGGTCCGCCGGGACGGGGATCATCTGCGAGCCGCCGGCCGCGACGGTCACGGCGCGGTCCGCGATGGCGAGGCCGCCCACGGTGCCGGGCGTCGCCAGGGTCACGGTCGCGCTGGCCGCGCCGCCGTTCTTCACGTGCAGGAACGTCGTGCGGCCCGGCCGGAGCTTGTCACCGCCGGACGACGCCGCGGCGTACGACGGGCTCAGCCCGCCCAAGCCGATGCTCTGGACTGCGAGGGTCGCCACTGGGGCCTCCTAGGTGGTGGAGCGGATCTGGAACTGGATCGGGACGTAGAACAGTGGCGGGGTGACGTCGTCGTCGCGGCTCACCGGCGGGCCGCCCAGTTCTTCGGGGCGCCACGCCACCCGGCCGTCGACCGTGAGGACGCCGGCCAGGGCGGACCGGACCTTGTCCGCCACCCACAGCGCCTGCTCGGCGGTCGGCCCGACGCACGTCGCCTGCACCATCAGCATCACGTCCGTGCGGCGATCCGCGAGGGACTCCGAGACGGACTGCCCCGGGTCCGGGTACAGCGCCACGTACTTGGATACCGCGGGCACCGGGGCGCCGCCGAGCCCCACCGCCAGGCCCGCCCCGACGAGCGCGGCCTGGACGGCATCCACATGCGGCAAGACCGCCGGCGCGGTCACAGGTCCCTCGTCAGCTGCTCAACCGCCGCCTCGACCGCGGCGACCATCCTCGGCTCCTCAGCCTCCAGCGCCCTTCCGCCGTCGTTGTGCGGCGGGTTCTTCACCGAGCCGTACTCCAGCAGGTTGCCGAGCGCGCCCTGCTTGCGCTCCTTGTCCGGCCCGACCGTGGCCGTCGCCCCGCCCGGGATCCTGCTGAGGTCGTAGCCGATGCTCGCCGGGTAGTACGGGGCGTGATGCCCGGAGGACGCCCTCGCGTTCGCCCGCCAGTCCCGCTTCACGTTCACAGCGCCCTTCGACACCACGCCGCGCAGCGCCGCCGGCACACCGGCCGCCGCCTGCTCCAACACCCGCGCAGCCGCCAGCAGGTCGTCTACTCCGCCCATGACGATCGGTCCTCCGTCTGTAGCCGCCACGCCGTCGCCGTCGCGCTGTACTGGGCGAGGACCACCCACAGGGTCAGGCCGGCCAGGCGGGTGTCGCCGCTGTCGACCACCTCGATCAGGTCGCCCGGCAGCGGCCGGGCAACCCCCTGTGGGAGCGCCGCAGACCACGGCAGAGCCACCTCGTACCGGGCAATCAGCACCTCACGCTCAGCCGCCTGTACGTCCTCCGCCGTCGACAGCGTGGACGGCTTCACCCTGCCTGCGGCGGGCCCGTAGATCGTCGTCTCCGGGCCCGGCACGGTCTCCCCGGTGTCCCGGTCGAACACATCCGGGCCCTGCCGGTACAGGCGCACCGTGTCCGTCATCAGCGCCTCGTGAGCCGCACGGCCCTGAGCCAGCAGCGTGTCAAGGTCACCCACTGGCCGACACCACCCACACGTCCGGGACCGGCCCCAGCTCCCGCCGCAACGCGGCCAGCTCGCCCGGGAGCAGGTCCCCGGACACCTGCACCTGCTCGCTGGCGTAGGTCACCTGGTAGTCGTCAATCTGCTGCGACCGGATCCCCACGTCCATGCCCTTCGGGGTGTTGCCCAGACGGTCGGCCACTGAGCACACCAGCTCCACGATCCCGTCCGGCACCGGGTCCCACCCGCGCTGGTACGTCACCTGGAGCCGAAGCCCGCGGCAGTGGTGCGGCAGCAGCAGGTACGTGCCGTCCCACCGCCACCCGGTCAGGTCCGTCGTCGTGCCGTCGTCGGCGACCGTGACGACCGACTGCACCTCGATGACCGGCGGCGCCGGCAGCTGCACCGTCAGCGAGTCGGGGCAGACCTCGATGGTGACCACGGACGGCGTGATGGGCTGCTCGGCCGCGCGCCGCACCCGCACGCTTGCGCGGGCGAGCAGCTGCTCCGCCGTGTCCGCCGGCAGGCTGTAGCCGTAGCCCGTGGCCTGTTCGATGGTTGCGAGG